TGTTCAAAGCGTTTCATATCTTTTAGTTTAGTGAACTCAGGAACTAGACAGTAATCAAATATTCTCCAGCCTCCAAAACACGGGCCGTCAAAGCGTCAACATCACGTTGCAGAATATCAAATTCAATTACGTTAATGTTTTTGTAATGCAATCCTTTAATCAGGTATGGAAGTTTACTTTCATCGGCTGACCATATCCAATAATAATCAGGGTTACCGTCAGCGATAGATTTTATTTCTTCCAGTTCTTCATAGTAAGGAACATAAACAATTAATCTTCCTATCTTCTTTTTGGTAAGCACAGCGTTAGAAACTATCTGCCAAAAGAATTTATCCCCGTCTTTATGATTTTCTCGCACCGCTTCAATAGTCAACCCTTCATGGACTAATTTACGATCCTCATAATACGGATCAACCATTTGGCAGAATGACGTTAGTGTCATTGGACACTTTAAATCTGAAACCGCTTCATTTGTTGTGGCATCCGGTGAGCCAACCCAGAAAGGTATTGTTGGATGCTGAATTGTAACATCAGAACAAAGAGTATACTCAATCCCAAGAACATCGAAAGACCTTTTTTCAACACACTTTCCCCAGGTCAAAGGTCTGGCATCGGTAACGACTTCAATTGATCTTCCTAATCTTCGTTCGCGGTTGCACTCTTCAATGTAGGTGAATGCGTCAACGCTCCAAGAACCTTTAGCTTTTCCTGATTTCATCAATCTGAATATTTCAGACGATGTAAAATTACCGTTTCTGATAGCGTCCATTATGATTCGATTAGTTCGTATTTGATTTCTCCACCGTCCCAATCCGGGCGCTCAATAAGCAATTGTAAATCGTTGTCTTGCGCCCAAGATTCAATTTCAGCAAGACTGTTTTTATCAAGGAATGAGGCATCGAAATAAAGCGTTTTTACTTCTCCTAAGTTGATGGACGCAATCCGTAAAGCAGACGTGTAAAGCTTTGATGTGCTTATCTGGTTACGATCAAGCGGCAATCCATCAACGGTAATTCCATCCGAAGTTATGGAAATTCCCTTTGGCATGTTAGCACTTTCTAACATTTTTTGGCGCTCATTTTCGATTGACTTCACATGTTCGTCAGCGTCTTTGGCAGCGTGTTTCGCGTCCTCTGTTGCTTTCTTGTGGTCAATGTATTCTTTGTACTTCAGTGCCTTTGCGTTGGTTTCAGAGGCCGAAATAATATCGGCATCGATCTTATCCAGTTCGGTACGGTCCGGCATTTCATCGATGTAGGTAGGCTCTTTCGGGTATAGTTCAGAGGGAACCATATTAGGCTTTAACCCATCACGTAATTTATTCAAGAACACTTCTGTATCCCCTTCAAAGCCAGCGGACTTTAGGGTAAGTGTCGCCTGAAAACATGAATCAAAAACAGCCTTTCTTTTTGCTTGATCCTCATTGTGAACATTGCAATCCTTATCAATACCAGCTTTTTTAATTTCCCAATTAGTCCTAGTTTCTTGATTCTTTTTTTTGTTCTCCAGGTAAAGGGAGTTTAATTTGTTTTTTTCAACCTCCTTTTTTGCCTGTAATTCGGTTAAGTCAACCGGATCAACACGGTCACACTTAATCATTTTCTCAAGTTTAACGTGATACAATTCAGCTTCCCGGTTACGCTCGGTGCGTTCGTTGTAGGCCACTTCATAACGCTTGTCAATGTCAGTGAAGTCTAACCCGATAATGGTCTGTAATTGCTTTGTCTGTTGTTTGGGAGACGATTGCAGGAACTTGTCAATATCGAACGTAGGCGGGAAGAACTCTTTACCAAGATCCATAGTAACCGACTGACGTTGAGAGCCGTCTTTTGTAATGTAGGTCAGCTTATCACGACCGGCGGTATCAAATTCCCAAATGAACCTTTCGCCGGATGTTAAAACCAGTTCGCCGCGTCCTTCTTTTTCACCTTCCTTCACCATTACATCGGGACGAACGAACCGGATACGGTCAGGGATACCGCGAAGGAAAGAAGTTTTGCCTTTGTTGTTCCCGCCCGTGATGATCGCGGTCATTCCTTTAAAGTCGGCAGTCAAATCGGAAATTGATTTGAAGTTTGAAATGGTGATAGTTTGAATTTTACTCATCTGTTTTTTCGGTTAGTAACGTGAATAGTTTTTTGTAGCTGGCTTCCTCTTTGTTGTCAAGGATGCGTTTAGCGTTGTCAAATTCTGATTTATTCAGTAAGGCAAGTTTAACCTCAAGAAGTTTTTGAAGTTCATCGTGGGTAACTTCTGGCAATTGCTCAGGTTGGTTATCAACGTAGTCAACATCCTGAGTCTCCACGTCTTTAATCACGGACTGATCGAACGTAATTGCCTTTTGAATGTCAACTGACAGCGGTGCCCACTTAGATAGGTTGGCCTTAATAACTGTCTTTAGTGCCATTGAATCGAAGTCATCAACCCATAAGCCATGATCTTTTTTAAACGTCTGACTGAAGCGCTTTCCGTGTTTCTTCAATTCATCCACGGTAGCGTATAGAGTCTTTTCGAATCCGTTCAGTAATTGGAAGTAAGAAGCGTACCCGATAATCGTGTCTGATTTCTTTTTAGTGAAGTCGAATACAAACCCGGTTAAAGGGTTTTCAGAAATCAATTGCCCTTCATAAATCGGTGCCGCTGAAAGTGTGCGATACATTCCGGTTCTTTGCGCAAGCTGGATAAATCCTTTGTACCCCATTTGAAATTGAGCCACTTGTTTACTTTGCCAGTTCCCGTTTGAATCTTTGTACTTCTGGTTGTATGGAACAATATAGGCGAACCCGAGATTATTGTTCAGCGGCAAATCCAGGGTAGCGGCTACGGCGGCTGAATGGTAAACACTGTGCGGATCGGCCTTTGTTAACAGCGCATTTGAGGCAACGATTTGCAACACCGAGGTAATGAAGGATGGCGCGCGCTTACCTAACATCTCCTGAAACTTGTTCCTTACTTCGTCCTTGCCGAAAAGGTTTTTTACTGTCAGTTGTGTTGATGTATCCATGAATAAGAATTTAAAACAGATTCTCTCATCTTCACTTCCTGCAAGGCAGTCAACAACATCACCTGAAGCTGTGTGAATATTGTTAATTCAGCATATCGTTTTTGAATTAAATCGTATTTGGTTTCGCTGTAATCCATCTGATTAATAACCTCGATTTCATCGTTACGCTTTTGGATGGCTCCTTTGTTCTCCTTGATTAAGGAGTTAAGTTCTTTTGCTGTGAAGTCTGTTAGTTTGTATTCCATGCTATTTACGGTTTGAGATTGAGTTGACTTGATTTCCAGATTCCTTTTTGTTAAATCGAAATGAGCAGTAAGGAATACCATTTGTAGCGTACTTGCTGAAAGATAAATGGATGTGCGGAACCTCTCGTTTTGAGTGCTTTACAAGCCTGAAAAGAAGTGCCACCTCTTCTAGAGTTTCAGGAGTTAACATGATACTTGACGAATAGTCCGATTCATTCAATTCTACTTTCATATATTTAGTCTTTTAATGATTTCTCTTTCTACTTGTCCGTTAACCATTGCTCCAAGGTTAATAGGTTTTAGTGACAACTTGTGTCCATCGCTGCCCTCTTTGAAATATTGGTAATCAAATTGGCTTTTAAACTCTACTATGATGTCGTAATCTTCGCCATCAAAGGAGTATACGGTTAGGGGGAAGGTGGTCATAGCTCTCCGTTCATGGCGGCCATAAATAAAACTATGTTCTGGCGGATGTCAGTAAATCCACCTTCAATTTTGGCTTTGTTATTGGACTTTAGCCATTCATCTTCCGAGACTCCGGATGCCCACCAAGCGACCATATTGCCCCTATCAATAGGATTCATCAATTGGAATAAATCATCACCTCTAAAATGATCACACATCCCATTACAACCGGGAACTTTTCCAGTAACCATCCACTCTTCATACAGTTTTAAATACTTTTTATTTTCCATATTTTCTACCAGTTATAAAGTACAATCATTTTTTACCTAATACCACGCCGCCGCACTTCGATAGTTTAGCAATTTTGTTTTCGATAGGAGTTAACGCGCGGAGAAGTTTTTCTAATTGATGCCTTGCTGATTCATACTCAGAGTTTTTTTGCATGTCGGCTATCAATCTATGTTTTTGATAGATGTCGCTTATTTCAATCTCGGTTTCGTTTTTTATCGCATGTTCCATGAACTCGCGCTTAACATCATAACGAGAATATTCGCCGAGTAAGTTTGCAAGTTCATTATCGGTAAGAGAAACAAGAACTCTTTCATTAGGTGTTTGTGCAATAATTTTCATATTCTACTTAGTTTATTGGTTTCATCCTTTCTTTTAAACAAAACGTTATTAACAATCTGCCCCACCTTATCATGAGTGTACCGTGTTTGCATAAAGGCCCTTTGGTTTATCCTCCAATGAAGCCAAAAGTGTCTAGATAAATATTCTATTTTCTCCATGTGATTTTAAGCAAAATATAATGTGATAGCCGCAATACCGTAGAGAGTAATGGCGATAGCCGGGAACATTTCCTCTACTTTAGTCTTGGCGTTTGCGGTGTTTAGGTCTGTGAGTTTCATAATTGTGATTGGGTTAAAATGTGTAAGCCTATTTCTGGGTTGACTAAATTCCTGATTAGCTGATCTTTCCTATGAGCGATCTTTACGCCGGATAAATCAAAGCCGTAGTTAATCGTGTTGCTAGTGACGCTCCAAACCTGCGTTTCCTCGCGCATCAAATTCAAAAGGAAGTATTTCGAAGTTACTCCAGATGCAATGCCGGTCAATTTTACAGGTAGGCGCAATCAATGGCTCGTAGTACGGAATGACATTCTCAACTATAAACTTTCCACTAAAGAATGTTTTAAGGAAAATGATTTCAGAATACAGTGTCATGTCAGGCATCTTAGCGGCATACCGTCCACCTTTCGATGTCCACATACGGGCGCGTGAATGCGTTGGGCATGGAGGGGACGACCATATAAAATCAAACTCCTGATAATGATCCTCCAAGTAGGTGTGAGCATCCCCAACAATAACCCGATCATTTGGGTAGTATTTTTGGTAAAGCGCCGCAATTTCTGGGTTTTTCTCTACAGCCGTAACCTCGCAATTATCCCAAAGCTTCCTATTGCCGCCTAATCCGCAATAGTTATTCAGGATTCTCATACGTACAGCGAATAATTACCGTTATCTGGAACCGGCAACACATCGCCATAAAACTCACAAGCCTTTGTGTAAGCGTATTCCAATGCCCAAAAATCCGATTCTGATTTGTAGTCCTGAATATTAACTACTTGCCCCGTCATATCAGATATGTAGCACTGTACTACGTATTTCATTTGATGAATTATATTTGTTGCGGTTACTGCTTTCATCGTTCTTTTTGTTTAGTTGTGTGCGATTGTTTAGCAAATCTAGTGATAGAAACGATACATGCAAACAAAAGTTTGAAAAAGATTAATAAATATTTGCAAACTATTTTTTGGTGGTCTCGTATATTATATACTAATTTGAATCATCGATGACAACTAGACAACGCGATAAGGATATTAAGCACTGGGATAAGGTTGTTAAAACATCTAAAGACTGGCAACAAATTCACTATGCTGAATATAAAATTGAACAAATTAGAGAGCAATGGAGGATAGAGAGTTTAGAAGAAATGAAAAAATTAGAAGGGATACCGAGTTTAGGTTCTCTTTAATTTTTGCCTTGATACCAAATCCTACATATGATCAATTTTTAGCCTTAAAGAAAATTGAGCAAAAGGAGTATGAGAAACTCATAAATAACAAATGACCATAACAGTAACAGACTTTGAACGAATCACCAAGATAAGCCGACACACGGTTTACTCTTGGTTCTATAGGTCAAAATTTCCGGAAGGAATTGAGCCTGCACCATCATTAGGTAGCACTAAAATGTTAGTCGTTAAGCGTTCAAACAAGCATTTCGGTAAGATTTCAAAGGAACTTGTATGATCACCCCAAAGCAAAAGACAACCAGCCTGCCGACATTGATAAAGGAACTGGATACGGTGTTCAGCCTTTTTATAAGACTAAGAGACGCTGACGAAAGAGGTACTGTTACCTGCTTTGTGACCGGCGAAAAGGTTTGGTGGAAGGATAGCGATGCGGCTCACTTCATACCTCGGGGGATAATGCCAACCAGGTATAACGAGCGCAACGTTCACGCATGTACAAAGGAAAGCAATCAATTCGATGAACACCATCAGGCCATGTACGAGAAGAAAATGATTGAAGCTTACGGGCATAATTTCGTTATTGGATTAGTCATGGAATCGAGGCACTTGGAGAAATTCATGCGCCACGAAATCGAGGAAAAAATCGAGCATTATAAGATGCAGGTTTCGAAACTCAAGAAAAGTAAAGGTCTTTAAAAAGGTCTAACCCCATATAGTAAAATGACACAGCATTTATTGTTCTGTAAGTTTTGTGAACACTACTACCTACCATGCCGAGAAAACCAGTGGCAATGCCCTGAATGTAAAGTTTAAAAAAAATGATAGACTCAGCTAAATTAATAACACTTGCTCGGTGGTTTGACAACTACGATAAAAGTTCTATTGGAGGTGTTACAGGAACGGAGGTTCAGGAAGACCTTAGAAGAATAGCTCAAGAACTACAATCCAAAGACAAAAGAATAGCCGAGTTGGAGTATTTACTGTGTCAAACAGAAGCGGTTCAAGATAAGACTGCGTTAATCCTAAAATCACAAACAATTACTGAGCTAAAAAAGCAAGTGTCATACCTTACCGCCCTCAATGAAGCGGGTGAGAAGGTGATAGAACATACAAAATGGTGGGTTGAAACCTCACAAGAAAACAATATTACTATCGCTTATCCTGACGGTAATATTTTCAAATTGTTAGAAGCCTATAACCTTTTAAAGAATAAGAAATGAAAGAATACGCAATAACAGTCAACTACACCGCTCAGGTTTCACCTGATGATTGGTCGATGCTTACCGCTGTTTTAAAGGTGGATGAAGAGTCTAATTTCAAGGATATTTTAGCTTGGATTGAAAAGTACAAAGACCCTAACGGCATTGTTATTCGGAAACTAGAATCGTTAAAAGCCCAAGGAAAATGAAAGACATGATTTTATATAAGTACGAAAACGGACACAAGTTCTACGATCAAGCGACTGGATTGGAAATTGTGAATGCAACAGACTACGAAGTTACTGGAATTGTAACGTGTGGTAATCAGGCTGGCTTTGCAAGTTGTAAGCCTTTCGAACATAATAGTTCTTTCCCACTACCAAGTAACTTGAAGTTTGAGGAGGTTGGGTATTGTGAAGCGTGTAAGAGAGCAGGGATGTATAATTGTGCTCAATTCGACACTTGTGGTGCAATCACAGTCCTCCGCTTAGTAAAGGTGGAGAACTGCCCAAAGTGTCGCACAACAGATTTTAAATCCTGTCATTCAATGCACTGCCCAATGAGGGAAGTAGTAGTTGAAAACGGAAAAAAGCAGACATACACTCGAGCGGAGGTAATTGAATGCATTAAAGCCTCTCTGGCTAAAGCTGCGGAGAATGTTAGATTAGATTTCTGCGATGAGAACCCTAATCATGAGAATTACGGAAGCATAGATAAATCATCCATAACAGACGAAACTAACATTGTACTTCTATGAAAGACAAGGATCGCATAAAACAGCTTGAACAGGAAAATCGTGAGCTTAGAGAAGCTTTAAAAAATGGCAACAAGATGTACTACAAAGTTCGCACTGAGGATAAGCAACTATGGGCCGGTACTTTTGATAAAGAGGTAAAAGCCCAAGAATGCCTTAAGGAATGTTTGACTGATGGCAATAAGTGGGTTATCGAAGAGATTACCACTATGGGTAAACACATAAATTTCATAAAACCGTTTTAGCCATGAAAGACAAGGACAAAAGCGAGAACGAGATAATAGACGGATAAAGAAATATGAAATTAGTCACACTCTCCCGAAAGACGTTTGGGAGTATGAATCTTGTAGCTTATGGTTAAGTTTTCAAACAAAGATTGCCCCGGTTTGGTGACTAATCCGGGTTTTTAACACGAAAAACACGTAAATTCATGACCGAATACAAAGAAGAAATGATCAAGAAAATGCAGTTAGAAAAGGATGAGAACGACTCAGCTATTCAACTGGCCAAAAACGCTATTAAAGACCGCGAACACCTAATTTACCTGGACAAATTGAACATCAAAAGGTGGGAGAAGGAGAACGAGGAGATTGAGAAGAACATTGAAATGCTGAAGAAATGAAGCAACCACCATTACCACCACCTTGTCGGCATTATAGAAACGGGGTACTTTTACCAACGAAAGGGAAAATACGGGTAATACTCATGTCCAATACGCTTTCCGGAGATCTTTACAGGCTTCAATTAGCATGGAATAAGTTAATAAGAGCCATAAAAAGACAATATTTAGTAAAACATATTCTAAATTATCTTCAATGAAGCACACTCACTCCTTTTTAATAATCCGAGGAACAGGTAAGATACACGGCTGTCCGTTATGGCACTGCCGGTGTGGGAAAGTGGTAAAAAGTAGCTAAATTGCAGTATGGACGTAATCGAAGCGGTTAAGCAACAGATTTGCGCACCCAGTAGGATAACATCGGCCTACATTCCGACCCTGCCATCCGGAACGCATGTAATACCCCATCGGGAGACACGTTTAATGTTAAATGATGATGGTTCGGTTTGGAAATGGCCGACCAGGGTAATTAATGGCGAACTAATTGAGGTTGACTTGAAGGGTAACCCCAGAATTAAATTATGAAAGCCCAAGACGATAAGGTAAATCCAAAAGACGTTCCGGTTTATAACAACCTCTCCAGCATAGGCAATTACTATGGGTCACTATCCAGGCATAAACCCAAAAACAGTCTTATTTCAAGGATAATTCAACTTTTAAAGGATATTTGGAATGGAAACTGATAAGGTAAAGACAGAGGAAAGGCATCCAGGGGGGCAGCCGCCGATGTACGCGACCGTAGAGGAGCTACAGAATAAGGTCCAAGAGTATTTCGACTCTGTAAAACCAAAGGTAACTCCAGCAAAGGAGGAAGGTGAGGAGGATGAAATCAAGTACGAAGAGCCTGTAACCGTGTCAGGATTGGCTTATTTTCTTGGTTTTGAGAGCAGACAGAGCCTTTATGACTACGAAAAGAAGTCAGAGTTCTCTTACATAGTAAAACGCGCACGACTCAGAATCGAGTCTGAATACGAGAAGAAGCTATCATACAAGCACCCTGTAGGCTCAATTTTCGCATTAAAGAACATGGGATGGAAGGACGAATCAAATGTAAATGTCCATGACGCGAGGGAAAAAGTGGCTGAGTTATTCCCAGATCTTGATGCAGAACAGAATAATATTTTGGACGACTCCGAGAAAACAAAAATTTAATTTGGTTGTGTGGGCAGAATCGTTAACCCTAATCTTAAATTCCTCCACGCCGAACTAAAGAACCAAAAGCGGACCGAACTACTATCCCTTTACGAGTCTAAAATACTCACCTTCGAAGAGTATAAGCAGAAATGCCTTGAACACGATATTAAGTCAGGGGTCGTTCTGGAGGGTTCAAGCCGGTCGTTTAAGACCATATCAAGCGTTGACTTTATCGTCTACATCTGTTCCAAGCTGGAGACTGACGCGGTAATCAACATCATCAAAGAGACTTACGTAAGTTTCAAAACTACCCTTTACAACGACTTTAACTGGCGGTTACCAATGTACGGTATCAGGTCACCATTCCAGGATCGCCAGGAGGTTAAGAGCTTCAAGCTATTCGGTAATAAAATAAACCTTATCGGAGCAGACAGTGAGAGCGCACAACACGGGGTAGGGTGCGATTACTTATTCGTTAACGAAGCCATCGACGTATCAAAGGCCGTCAGGGATCAGGCAGTAATGCGTTGCAGAAAGTTTTGGTGGTACGATATGAACCCCAAGTACACCGAGCATGATATTTTTACCTCCACAATAGGCCGGAAGGATGTCGGTCACCTAAAGACCACGTACAAAGACAATTTCCAAATTACCCCACAGGAGCGCACGCAAATAGAATCTTATCAGCCGGTTGAATTATCAGCCATTGCGGTGTTCTTTGGCTCCCAAGACGAAGACGACGGTAAGAAGTTCGCCGCCATCCAACGGGCTTTAAAGTACAATTGCGACACCAACACGGATAAGTTCCCACGGGAAGATGTTCATGAATTGAAGCGCTGCCAGGAAAATGAACGCACCGGAACAGCCGACAAATACCAATGGATGGTTTACGGCCTCGGGGAACGGATGGCCCCCGAAGGATTGATCTTCCCTAAAGTCACATGGATAAAAGAATTCCCTAAAGACTGCCCTAACGTATATTGGGGCCAGGACTTCGGGTATACAGTAGATCCGTCCACGCTTGTAAAGGTCGGCGTTGATCGAATAGCTGAACCAGGATCTACGGTTAAGCCTAATATGTATTTGCAGTGCATGTTCTACCAACCAACACCAACAGCCAACGATTTTATCAATCTCCTTTCGATACACGCAAGTAAAGAACTAACCATTTGGGCCGATCCTTCCGGAGATTACGGGGGACGTGGGTACATCAGCGAGGCACGCCGGGCTGGGTACAAGGTTTACGCTATCACTCCATTTCCAGGGTCGATAGAATACGGTCTATCCATCATGAAAAAATATAACCTTCACCTGGTTGACTGTGAACCTTTCCGCAAAGAACAGATGGGATACAAGAAAGCCAAAGCCAAGGTAAACGGGGTAATGGTCACCACTGACAGCCCGGTTGATGCTGACAATCACGCGATAGGTGACGCGCCCCGGATGGCATGTATATCGCACCGCTTATAATCGTATTTGCAATTATCAATTAATCTTTTGTAATTTGTCACACGTTAATAATCGTTTAAACGAGTACGCGATTGGAAATATACATTTCCGTTTTATGCGCCATCATCACCGCTCGAATTATTGAGTGGGTTGCGGTAGCCGCCGTCAAATATTACCAGGATCAGAAATTTAAACGCACCCTTGAATGAGCTTCATTGATTACCTCTTTGGCTCAATTGCAGGGGCAACAAGTATCGACCGCGCCGCGCCTGGTATTAGTTTCATCCCGGTAGACAACGCTTCAGGAACTCTTCAAATCAAAGGTCAAAACGCTGTATGGCTCGGGATGAAAAACCGTCTCATGCAGAAATACGCCTACGAATTTTGCTATCCTGTTTCGTCTGTCGTCGATCGATTAGCCGAATATGACATAGCTGGTAAGATTGAAATACTACGAACAGAGGGCAAGGGAGCCAATAATTACGCTACAAATTCATGGGCTATGAACATGAATAAGCTACTCGCACAGCCTAACCCTATGCAATCATGGGAGCAGTTCAGGGGTCAGCAGATCATTTACAAAAAGATATTCGGATGGTGTCCGGTGTTACCATTGATCCCGGCAGGATTCAGTCCTGACAACGCAATATCCATGGTTAATATCCCGCCGTGGTGTTTTGAGCCAGAGCCAACCAATAACTACATAAATCAATCAAAGATCGAGGACGTAGTAAAAAGCTATAAGTTTTCGATACTCGGCAAGTCCTTCACTCTTAATCCAAAGGATTTTATTATACTGGAAGACTCATTTATGCAAGATGAGGACTCAGGTTTTGTTTTGCCTCAATCCCGTTTGGTTGGTCTGGATATGGCAATAAGTAACATTTGCGCGGCGATGGAAGCTGATAATGTACTGTTAAAGAAACGTGGGCCGTTGGGTTTTATCTCAGGTGATGCCGGTAAAGATGGAATGGGCGCTAATATGCCGATGCAACCAAGCGAGAAGAAAGATTTACAGGAACAATTACAAAGATACGGCCTGTCATGGTCGCAATATTTGTATGTGATCTCCTCACAGCCTGCCAAGTGGAACCCGATGAGCTACGACACAAAGCAACTCGGGACAAAAGAAACCATTGTATCAGGTGAGAAAGCTATTTGCCATCGTTACGGATTCCCTTACGTCCTGTATGAAGAAATAGACGCTACCTACGCCAACAGCGCAAGCGCGGCAAAGGCAGTATATCAGAACAACATCATCCCAAACAATACCAAGGACTTGAATAAATACAACAAGTTCTTTTTAGCTGCCGAAAACAAAGCCAAAATAGGCGGCAACTTCGATGATATTGCCGCATTACAGGAGGATAAACTACAGCAAGCCCAGGCCGCGAAATCCTTGGATGATGCTTTATTGATTGAATATAACGCCAATCTGATTACTAAAAACCAATGGCTAACCGCCAGGGGTTACGATACTGTAGCAGATGGCGACAAGTATAAACGTGATGAAGTGACAGTAACAGAACCGGCAGTTCCACCAACACCTGAACCAGTAATATGAAGACAGTGAAACAAAAGGTAGTAAAGCCTAAAAAAATATTGAGTTATCAGGAAGAGATTCAGGATAAAATAAAGAAGAAAAATGAAACACAAGAGTCTTAAATCTGAAGTTGTTGACGTTGCCGAAAAAGGCATAGTAACAATCGCTATTTCCCGTTTCGATAACGAGGATATGGGCGGGGATATTGTAAGGAAGGGAGCGTTTGTTAGAACGTTCAAAGAGGGAGGCGACCGGATTAAGCACTACATGGACCACTCTATTAGGCAATCGGCTAACGTTGGCTTGCCTATAAAAATGTACGAAACATCTACCCATGCCGTTGTTGAATCAGCCTTAAATCTTGAAAAAGAAATAGCTAGGGATTTATTCAGCGACTATAAGTTTTTCAAAGAACACGGCAAGACGCTTGAACATTCATTTGGATACGAGACTATTAAAGGGAAGGCTCGCGGACGTGGTGAGGAGATTTTTGAATTAAAAATGTACGAGTACTCAACGGTAGGGATCGCTATGAATCCAGAGACTCCGTTACTCGGAATTAAATCTTTTGGTGAGGATGATATTAAAATCCTTGAAGATTACTTGAGGAAGTTCGATGTAACCAACACCAAAGGAAAACAGATTGAATTTATCATTCATAAGATAAAGGAACTTCAGGCAACACATAACCCTGAAGAGCCGGAAACACATAGCCCGGTAAAACGACTAGGTAAATTATTGGAAACAAAAAACATTTTCAACTGAAATGGACGAACAAGAAGTATTATTGGGTAAGATAAAAACCCAATTCGAGGACCAGCTTTCAAAGAAAGGCTTCCTCACGAAGGCCGAGCTAGATGCGGCGGTCACTGAAAAAATGAAGGCGTTTGAGGGTCTTGATGCAGCCAAACTGAAAAGTTTGTTTGACGAAGAGAATGGCATTTTCGCAGTGCTTAAAAAGCAAGGTGTTGAAATCGCACAACTCAAATCAAAGCAATCAGAACAACCTGAAGACTTCAGCCTGAAAGCTCAGGTTAAAGCTTGGATGGTAAAGAATGCTGATGCGATTAAGAAAATCAAATCAGGCACAAAGGCTGATTTGGAGCCTCTGGAATTTAAGGCAGCCGACAGCCCAATGACTCCTACAACTGTGTTTACGAATACAGTAACGTTAGGCGCAGGGCCGTTGATCCGTCAAGGTTCCCCGGTTATTGACCTTTTGAGAATTCAGCCAACCCTTTGGGATCTGATTGCGAAAGGTAATACCGCACTTGAGACCTACACATGGGTTAACAAGAAAGTGCCAGCAGATTCCGGTGCCGCTGATTTCCTTGCGCCAGGTGGTGCAAAGCCAAAAGTATCTTTCACGCTTGAGACCG